ACGTCTCGCTGAGCCAGACGTTGTAATTCGGTAGGTTATTCCACATTTTATCCTCGTTAATCAACTTATTGAATGCCATTTTGTTGATACGCGGTGGTGGTTTTTGCACGATCTCTTCGATGCGAAGTTGAGTGAAACTTTGAATCTGCGTGTTTTTCAACTGCATCAATTCATAGTTGCGTTCCATCGTGAGTTTATTTTCCAATACTCGCTCGTAGAGTTTGTATTTACCTTTATTATTCTCTGCGTAGTTGTAGATTTCTTGCAACGAAGTAACTCGTTCGTCAGCAAGAAACGGAAATGCTTGTAGAATTCGCTTGGCTCCCGCTCCTTCAATACCATGAATATTGTCGCTGGTATCGCCTTCCATTACTCTGTAATATATGAAGTTGCCGCAACTAATTCCGTATTCATCCACAATTTCCTTGCAGCCGAAAATCTTTTTCTTGGTGGGACTCCACAATTTTACTTTGTCACTTGCCAGTTGCAAGAAATCCTTGTCTGATGACATGATGAATACATTGCTGTCCTTGAATGTTTGTTCTGCCAGATATGCGATTGTATCATCGGCTTCAATATTATCGATTGAAATCGTGGTCAACGGCAAAACATCCAAATAATTGATCAACCGCAAAAGTTCCAATCTGATATTTTTGTGTTCAATTTCAGAACTGCTCATTTCTTCATATGTTCTGTTGAACCGAATACGAGTCTTGCGACCATTTTTGTAGCCTGGATAAATCTTGCGACGTTTTTGCGAACCACCATCGCCGTCAAACACAACAATAACTCTGGTTGGATTAAGCAATTTGATTGCGTAACCAACACTTTTTAGAAAACCCGCAAGTCCACCGGTATGCAAACCATCGGCATTCATCGATGGAATGGCCATGAATGATCGAATAAAAGTATTCAAGCCATCGATTAAGAGAACATCGGAGTTAACGGTTTTTTGAAGTCCGTTAACTCCGATCTCTTCCTTGACGTTCTCAAACAAAGAGAACAATCGTTTTTTTTCATTGGAAGTGAAACCACTCATGATGGTTTACGGTTCTTCTAATCCCGCCACATCGTCAGTTGACAATTCAACATCCTCAACAATCTTGCTGTTTGGATCTTTGTATTTCATAATAACCGCATCACAAATCTTCAAGTAGATTTCTTCCTTGAGAGCGTTGTCGTTTCGCAGTGTTGATATGAAATCTTTTGCTTGAAACTTCCAATCCGTACCATCATTTTTAACATACGTGTAATACGCACCACCTTGCTTGAGAATATTATTATCCTTTAGCACTTTTATCCAACTGCTATAATCTGCAATTCCGCTATCAAAATAGATATCGAAATTTGTGATTCTCTGTGGTGGACCCATTCGGTTTTTTACAACCACAGCTTTGCACTCATTTCCAATGACTTCATCACCTTTTTTGAGTTTGCCCGCATTGTTCAACCGAACACGAACGCTACAGTGATATGCAAGAGCTTTGCCACCACTTACTATATACGGATCACTAAAAGCCATTGCTTTCAAGTTCTGACGTAGTTGGTTGGTATACACAATAAGCACTTTCTGTTTACCAAGCATGGTTGTGATCTTGCGCATCGCCTTGCTGATAATGATGCTCTTGCCAGTTGCATAACCATCCTTGCCGTGCTCACTTTCTTGTTCTGCCTTGGTTGATGCTGCTGCCACAGAGTCAACAATGATTGTAAGAATACGATCCTTGTTGCTTTTTCTGACAATTGCAATCATACGCTCCATCTGATCAAAAATATCTTCAACGGTTTCACATTGAACATACAATAACTTAGATAGATCAACTCCCAAACTCTTCCAGAACTCAGGTGCTGCTGCATTTTCGGTATCAATAACCACAGCAAGTCCGCCCTTTTTTTGCGTATCCGCAACAACGTGTGCTGCCAACAAAGATTTTCCCGTTCCTTCGAGGCCGTTGAATTCCACCATTTTTCCTACCGGCAAACCACCATGTGGTCGATTACTAATAGCAAGGTCCAACATAGATGAACCAGTACTGATCCAGTCCGTAACATCGGCTGGACTATCGTGTTCGTCCAACCTATACGCAATCTTTCCACCATCTTTATTGGCTTTGTTAAGCTCACTTTGAAGCAGATCGATTAACTCGTCTTTATCGGAAGACGCTCCGCCGTTGTTTGATTTCTTTGCCATAACTATATGTAGACAGCTGGCGGAGCATAAAAACTCCGCCAGCTATTTTTATTTGGATTTAGGAGTTGAACAAATCATCAAATGCCTTTTCTACGTCAGTAGAAGCACCGGCCTTTGACTTTGCTGCACTTGGTGATGCAGTCTTAGGAGCAGTGACTGGCGCAGATGATGGCTTGACTGTTGGTTTGACTGTTGCCACTGGTGCAATATCAACATCATCATCGGTACCGTCGGCTACAGACACAGGAGCAGCTTCGGCTTCACCAGTCTCAGGATTCAACCACTTGTCCATAATATCCTTGAGTTCATCATAGCTCAACTCTGGGAACAAGTCCAAGATGTTGGTCTGATTCTTGAGGCTTTCCACCAACTCAGCCTTTGAAGGATCAACGGCTGGCGTTGAAGCCCCACGCGGACGAATAGTAGTGATTGGGAAACTCTTGCCAGACTCTTCAGCCGTCTTGAATTCAACAGTGATATCACGCCCGCTTGCTACGTCGGTAATATCACCGAATTCTCCATCAAGAATCAATGCACCAATTTCTTGATAAACTTGCTTTCCAAATCCCCAGAACTTCACGCCTTCACTCTCTTCACCGCGAACGATGATTGGAGCAAATGTACGCATCTTGGGTTCCATCTTGCGACCCATCAACCAATCTTCCTTTGATCCCGTGTGCTTCAAACGGTTTGCGAATTCAACAATAGGATCCGGCCTACTAAAACTATCGGGACTCAAGTAAGTCTTGCCATTGATGTTATAATGGAACTTGAGTTCGATGAATGGATTTTCGGGATTGTACTTGTACGGAATAATACGAACAACTTGCTTACCGGGCTTTGGCTTCCAAATAAGATCAGACTTCTTGTTGGTATTTTGGCTTGAAAGTGAGTTCAAGCGGCTCTTCAATTGTGCAATATTTAATGCCATAATTAGTTAATTAGTTTACTGGTTAATTAGTTAAGTGTCCAAGCTCACTCAAGCTTAGGAAGTGTAACTAACTTGATACACTCTACACCTAAGTAGTTGTGCGGTCAAGCTATAAATAAGTATCAAACAGGTAGAATAGAAAACAGGCGCAATGATACTATTTTCACGCCGGGATCCGATGTCAGTATAATACTGTTTTTATACAGATCCCAATTTAATTGGTAACTCTTATCAAACACACCATTGTTCTCATCCGCAATCAATCTATTCATAGCGTTGAGAGTGTACAACGTATTGGTTTGCTTTTTTCTGTGAACACTGATGGTGTTGGGGTATTTGACTTTGCTATCAGGATTTTTGACCACGGTGAAGGTCAAATAAATTTCTCGTATATTTTTTTCATTGACAAACAAAAATATTTTCTTGTCGGGCAGTTCATACACCCCGGCGATTGCTTTGACAACATCAAGGTATTTATCACTGGTCGAAAATGTGCAAAGAAGTTGTTTTTGAGGAATCATACTTGTGAAATTACATCTGGCTCAGAAACCGATGACGATGATGTTGGCATTAGATTGTTCCAAGTGCCAGTTGCCTCACTTTCGATACCCACCCAGTCTGCAAATGTTGCCCAACCGGCCTTGATAATTTCTTTCAAGAATCGACCAAACTTCAGAATGGCTTCATAGATGCTTTCAAGTCCAGATTTGATCGATTCATAAACTTTTGTGAAATAGGCTTTTGCTTCACCATACAAAGAAGAAATTTGTGTGGTAATATCCGAAAAGAACTTTGTGATTGATGCTCCAGCTTGTTTGAGCATGTCAAACAAGCCTTCGTCCAGAATAGATTCGTTGAACATGTTCGCAAAATCGCTACGAACAGCCATGCCTCGGTCGCCGCCACGATTTGAAAATCTAAACGTGATGTTGTTTTGATTGTTGTTGATGAAGTCTTGAACCGTGTATAGATGATAGTTACCTTCACGATTCCAAGTCATCATATGGTCCGCAACACACTGTACATCACCCGCACCTCCACCCAACTTGGCACCAGATCTAAACCTTCTCTTGCCAGTGAGCATTTCTTCGATAAACATATAACGCTTTTCTGGTTGGTTAAACACTTCATTGATCTTGGCCAACACCATTGTCATGTCCAGTGGGATTTCTCCGTTGATGACATAATCTTTATTGGTCTTGATGATTGACTCCACAGACGCAATATCTTTTTTGATTGAATCGATGCTTACACCATTTATAACCTTTGTAAGACTTTTTTGTAGCTTACTTTTAACTTCGTCTTGCAAAGGTACATAGAACTTTTGTTTGATACCATCCATGATAAACGAACTCACGCTTTCCATCGTTTGCTGGCTTTCTCCGGTTTCTTGCAAAACCGTGGTAATGATGGCGTTGACCTCACGGTTTTGTGCGCTGCAACCTTGTGCGCTGTTTTCTTTCAAACTTGTACGCATTTTTGTATTACCAATCAGAACAAGATCTGTTTTTGATGTTTCTTTGATTTGAGCAAACAAAGGATTTGTAATTTTGCAGCCTGTTTTTCCAAGGTTTATGCAATCTTTTATTCCAACATCGTCAACCAAGCGTTTGGCTAAAATTTGTGCAGTTGCGTTCTGGGTAACAAACTTCTTTGTTTTGGCATAGCTATTAATTTCGTATGCTAAGAAGTTTTCAAGGTCTATTGATTTGAATTTTTTTGTTGCTTTGGTTGAATCGCGTTCAGCTTGAATCATCACTTGACTAGATGAGTCATCAAAGATTTGCTCACCTATTAGATTTCCATCACAGTCATACCAATTAAATCCTTTGTTGTAGAACCCATATCTTATGGCTTCATCCACACTATAATTCAGCAGCGGTGTTGTATTGGTCAAAATACTTTGTACAGCCTCAGCATCTTGCACTTTATCCTTGGTGCTACGATTATCAACATCAACATCGCCAGCCACCTTTTTATTCAACTCTTGGTCAAGAGATACTGAGTCAGATTTTTTC